CAAGTCAGAACCCTCTAATGCATCCTCATCTGTAATTGATTCGATGCTTTTAACAATTAGCCTACATTTTTTCTTAACTAAAAAACTAAAGTCAGAAGCGGTTAAAGTTGTAGTTATCCACTTATTGTCGCTCTCTCTAAGCCACTCAATTTCGCAACCAATGTAGTTGCCTAAAAATGCTTCTTTTTCTATCTGTGTCATGGTGTTTGATTAAGGTTTGTAAATAAATTTATCGCCTCTTTTTCGGTCAAAGTAATAGTAAACACCATTTTCTTTAAACAATTCGCCTTCGTATTTGTTTTTGACTTTTTCGCCAACATCGGTTAAAATTGCTTTACCGTTTCGGTTCAATCTGAATCCGTTTACTGATGTTCTAACAGTTTTATTCATAATTACTTATTTATTAGTTCTTGGTTTTGATATATGTTACCTTGCAAACAAGTGTCTCGACTGCTTGCCAATTCAGATAAAGCAATGTTTTCTCCGTTCACAATGTTTATGCATTCCCAAGAACCATCTAAAAACTCAATTCTAAACATTTCACCATCATTTTCAATTAAATCGTTTTCATACAATTCATCATTTCCTTTAATTGTAAATCCCGTGAATTGCATAAACTCATAGCTCGTAAATTCGTTAGCTAAAACCAACTCTTTTTCTCTCATAAGCATTGGAATATCAATTCCATAACTCATAGTTTTTGTTTCTTTGTGAAACGCTCGAAATTTAATCTCTCTATTCATAATTATTGTTTTTAGTCGGGGTGGTTAAAAATCAGAAACCCACAAGCGGTTGGTAGTGCGAGTACCATTTTGCGAGTGGGTTTTCTGTAATTTGTCCTATTAGCCTCGCACGCTAATTTTATTTAATACAAACCTACAATATTAATCTTGATTGTGCAACTTTGATTGTGTTAAAGTTTTGTTAAGGTTAACATCAACGGTAATTTCAAAACCTCCAGCTTTATCGTTATACAAAAAACTATAAATCCAAGTTGAACGATAAGCACCATCTTTCCACACTTCGGGTTTAGTCGCATCCTTGCGCAAACCAACATATCTAAAACTGTGACCTTGTGGCGATGTTTGCGCTCGCCTGTCAAGGTAGATTAATTGTTTGTTGTAAGTGATTGTATCCATAACTTAAACTCATCCAATGAGCGAATTAATTTATATTCGTGTCCTAATTTTTGTACTCTGTTTTGGAAGTCTTTTTGTGCTATTGATTGATTATTGTTAGCAACTTTCAACTCGCAAAAAAACGTTTTATTTTTTAAAAATATCATAAGGTCCGAAGCTCCTTTGCAAATTACAAAAGTTTTATTTTTGTATGTAGCCTCGTTTACTATTGGTATAATAACGCCTTTTTCATGTCTTTCAAACTCATTTCTAAAATAAGCTATGATATTTAATTGTAATGTGTGTTCTGTCATTTTTTAAAACGGTATTTCTTCTTGGTCCGATTGTTCTTCTTTTTGGTTAGTGATATATTCAATATATCTCATGTCATGTGTTCTGCCTTGTTCAAATTCTATATTATAAAATTTTCCGTATGATTCTAACCATTGGGTAAATTTCTTCTGACTTAACCATTTTTTAAAATCTTGATATTCAGATATAAATTTATTATAGTATTCGGTTTTATTAATTTTAAAATTGTACGGTAAATTGTCACGGTCCTTTGACCATTCATAAAACTCAAATGATGTTTCTTTTATAAATTTACGGACCTCTAAATTATTAAAATCATGTTTCAATAAACCGTGTTCTAAATAATATTGAACGCAGTTAATCATATAATTATCAAACATCAACCATTCATCGCTGGACCAATCAGAAAAAAGCATGTGACCAAATTCATCTAAAGGAGTGTGTTTAAAACTAAAATAACTTGACATTTCAACCTCAAACTTTCTACGCTCAAAAGAACCGCCAACTCCACCAATGGTGTAATTTGTTGTTATAAGTATTTTTGGGCTTTTTTCTACTGGTATTGTGATAGCATCCTGTCCTTTATATTCTAAGGTAATTCCCTCTGTAATTAAACTAAATAACGATTCAAAATTGAAGTTCTTTTTAACATCATCAAATACTAAAATTTGAGTATCAGTACTGACGGTTTGATAAGGAAAACTTTTTGTAAACTCAAATGTTTTACCATCAATACTGCTGACTTTTTTCATACTTTTTAATGCGTTCCAAAATAAACCCTTACCGCTTCCACCGTTTGGATTTTCTGAAACTGTTTCATCATTAAAAATAACTGCTTTATTATTAGCTGATGTTTTGAAAGAATGCAGTAAATATCCAATTACAGATTTAAAGCTATTATATTTGTCTACATTTTTTCCAGAAATTAACCATATAAATTTACGAAATTCAGATTTATGATGGTCAAATTCATTAAAATCACGGTTTATAATTTGGCGTTTCCAAATATAACCATCAACATCAATATAGTCTATTTTTTCAATTTTATCTTTAGCAATCTTTACAACACAATTTTTATAATACAAATAACATGTATTTACATCATCCTCTTTTATTTTAATTTCAGTAGTTGATAGCATTGACAAAAAATCAATAGTAAAATAACCAGTATTTGAAGCCATGAAATCATACGGACCATAACCAATATTTTCACGGTCCAAAATGTTATTTAAAACATAATCCTTAATTCTTTTGTTGTTTGTTTCTTCGAGTAGATTTTGTTCTTTTTTAATAAAAGTAAAAGTATTTGATGTTTCACTTGGGTAATATTTGAAAAAGTTATTTTGCTCTAACCAAAATTTAAACTTATGAGTTGATAATAATATTTTCCCTTTATCATTATAATACCAAAATTCATCTATATCGATGTTGTCTTTTAAAATTGAAACATCAACATCTTTAAATTTTTCTTGGACCTCTTTTTTTGTTTTTCCAGAGCGTATTAATTTTTCAATTTGCTCTCTTTTTTGATTGTCCTCAAAATGTTTAGTTCCAAATTGATTAGTTTTTTTATAAGCTGATTTAATTATCCCATCTATTTCAGAAGCATTAAAACCATCCGATTGATACTTATAACATTCGTGTTTAGCGTCTGATTCATTAATCCCGAAATCATTAAAAGCAACTGCAAGTTTATATAAATTTGTATTTCTACTACCTTTATTCGCTCCGTATTTTTCGGACCACCATTTTATTAATCTCTCAATAATTTGGTTTTCAGAAGTCAACCTAACAACTGGCTCGCTTATTCCAATATCTTCCAACTCTGGTTGTTCTAATTCGGTCCAAATAATTGAATTTTCGTTTATAAAAATATCAGGGTCGTATGATTCAAAACAAGTTCTGCTAACATCTGAACCGCTATCATCCCAATTAGGATTGTCAAAATATTTTTTTAATGATTGAAAGTATAATTTATGATTTATTGCTACTTGAGGAATTTTAACCAATGCTTTTACACCTTTAGCACTTGGCGAAATCCAGCACGCAAAAACAAACTCATTATCACAAATAGAATCTTTAAAATTTAAAGCATCCTGATTTGTTTCAAACTTATCAAAATCCAAAATTATTAATCCAGAGTGTTCAATAAGTGCGCTTGCGTTTCTAACTCTAAACTTTCCATTAAAACAAGTTATTGGTAGTTTTGATTTGTTTTTTTCGTAATCCTCTTTATTCATTAAACGTAACTGTTCAACAAAATCTTTAGATTTTCCAGTTCTAATACGCTCCAAAGCATACATAACCGATTTGTTATAAGGGTTATTTACGTCTGTTATAGTTTTAAAAAGTGATACAATTCTATTCATAAAATGTGTTTAAATAACAAACCCCGTTAAAATCATTCAGCCTCCTACCTCTGAAATCATTTAACGGGGTGTTAAATATTTTTAAATCAATAATGATTGCAGGAGGATACATTGCAAATATAAAACTATTTTTTAAAATATAGCTATGTTTTTTGTGTTTTATTGTTTTTTCGATGTGACACGCTGTTAAGTATTAATTTTATTAGGGTTTTATCGTTTTTGTGTCACATGTCACATATTTTTGGGTTGTAACTCAAAAAAAAATAAATCGCTATTTTGTTTTTTTATTTCTGACGTATAGGTCAAAATATAAAACATGTGACACGCTAAGAGTATATTTTACTTAATTTGTCTTTAATTTTATTTAACAAATAGTCGTAAGTTCTTGGAACTCCGTTTGTTAAAGAATTTACATAACCGTAATTTTTACGTAAATACTCCATGATTTTTGTGTCTAATCTACCATTTCTTTTTCTTTGCTCATATAAAACATGTGACACTTGGTTAAATTTCCATAGGTCCACATACTTATCAATGATAATTTGCCAATAATCATTTTTACTATTTGTGGTTCTTTTCACAAATTCAGCTATTTTTTTCCCATTTGGTAATGGAACAACAGAAGCTTTTTCGGTTTGTTTTAAAACTCTCTCTGTTTCATTTTCTCTTTCTCCTGATGGCTCTCTTTGTATCGGTATATTAATATGCCCGCAATCTTCACATTCATCGCCAGCAAACCCAACAAAATTATAACCACATTCATCACATTGAATAATAGTCGGTTTTTTTCTTTTAGTAGGTATAAGTCCTTTAAAAAATATTTTTTCCCAATCAACAAAGTCGGACCATTTACCTAATCTTTTGACATTACCACCTAAATCAATAACTATAAAATTATCTTTATAAATAGCTGTAGTTGTTCTCGCTCCACGACCAACAATTTGTAACCATAATGATAATGATTTTGTAGGTCTATTAATTATAATACATTCAACCTCTTTAACATCAAAACCAGTTGTAAAAGTTCCAGTACTTACTAAAATTGCGCCATCTGTATTTCTAAACCAATCAACAATCTCTTTTCTCTCTGAACTTTCGTTATTAACAGAATCATAGGATTTTATTTTAAATTCTGAAAATGTTTCTACTAATGATAAATTTTGTTTTGTAGATGCTGTAAATATCATTGTTTTTTTACCTAATGCTTTTGACTGATATTCTTCTAAAACGTTTTGGTCGTGTTTTACTGATTCTTCTGCAATTTCATTTTCATCGTAATCGTCATTTTCTTTAGCTTCTAAATTTGAATACCAATCATAAGTAAATACAATTTCATCAACCAAATTACCGTTTTCAATTAGCTTTTTAATTGGTGGACCTATTATAATATCGTTGTAAGTTTCTGACATTGTAACTGGAGCAGAATATTTTTCCATTTTTTCGTTAAAACAACAATATTCTGCTTTATCATTTGTTTTTTTACAATATTCGCACTTATAAAAAGTTACTCTTTTATTTATTATTGGTGTCGCCGTAAATCCTACTCTTTTTGAGTCTTTAAATAAATCAAAACTTTTTACATGTATTTGCTCATGCGCTTCGTCGATAATCATTAAATCAATATCAATAGATATTTTTCTTGACCAAATAGTTTGCGTCATTCCAACATAAACGTTTGAATGAAATAGGTTTTTAGATTTAGCAGTTATTTTTTCATTTAAAATCCCAAATCCAGCTAATGTTTTTGATGTTTGGTCTACAAGTTCTTCTCTATGTACCGAAACTAATATTTTCCTATTTGGGTATAACCCCAAATATTTACTGATAAAATCGGACATTATAACCGTTTTTCCAGAACCAGTAGCTGATTGACAGCAAACAGAATCGAATAGGTCCAGCTTTATAAAAATGTTTTGGACCATTTCATTTTGATAATCGTATAATTCGTATTTCATAAAATTAAAAAACCTGATTTAAACCGCCTCTTACATCGGTCAAATCAGGTGTTATTTTTTTAATGTAAGAGGTTCGTAAAGTTACAAAATCTATTTTAAAATCCGCTTATTTTTTCAATTTTCCAACCTTTAATAGTGTTAAAATATTTTGCCTCACCTTGCGGATTAATCCATTCACGCCCTTGCAAATTAATATGCACTTTTACAGTGTCGCCAACTGCAATATCATTCAGTAAATCGCATTTATCTTGCGCAAATTCGATTGAAATGTGCTGTGGATATTGCTCCTCTGTAGTTACTACTAATTCACGTTTTTTGTAAGTTGCGCTAACTTCTTGGCTTACTCCTACTACTTTAACTTTTCCTTGTACTTCCATTTGTTTAAAATTTTAATTTATTAATTGTTAATGATAATTCTTCTTGTAATCTTTTAGCCTCTGTTTGTGCTATTTCAACGCATTCTGTAATAGTTTTCATCACAGGTTTTGCTTGTGTACCGATATTAACCAAACTATCTCTCGTTAGTTTTTTTACAAACATTGGCTTTATTGAAACGGGGCGGTAACTCATAAAATAGAATGTTTCTAAGTTATCGTTAACCGTAAACGAATGAATACATTGGTGGATGTTTTCCAAAGGGATTGCATCATCTACACACGTTCTTAAATGGCGTTTTGCTTCGGGGCATTTTATTTCTGCACCCGTTTTAAAATCGATTGTAATTGCATCTGGACTAATACCAAGTAAAGGAATAGCGTTTTTAATAAACCCGCATTCGATAAACTCTACACCAGTGTATTTTGATAGTTGCTTTCTCGCTTCGGGTTCAAGTTCTTTGCCTCGTTCCATTGCGTCCGATGTGTAGCTTTCTTCGTCTGTTTCGTCAAATGGTTCTGTTAATTCTGCGAGTAATTCATAAAACAAAGTATCGGTTTTAATAAATAAACCTTTTGCCCTTGTACCACCAATTACACCGTGCTTTAACTCAAACCATTCGCTTGTGCCTTGTTCTACGTTAAAATGATATTCCATTATTTAAGCGTAGTTTTAAGTTTGTCTTTCTCTGCAATGATTTCTGTTGTAGCTTGCTCATTAGTGGTTAATGAAGTCCAAGTAGTTTGCAATTCTGCCAATGTTTTACAAGCCTGTAGTTTAGCAATACAAGAGGTAACATCAACAGGTTTTGCACTAACGTCACTTGGAGTAGTAGCGACTATTCTAATTGCGTCGTGAACCTCTCCAAATGCTTTTACCTTTTTAGTTGTTAGCTGAATTTTTTTACCTATCATATCCTCAATGTATTCCGTTCCCGTCACTTTTTTAAGAGTTTTTCGGTTCGTAGCGTTTAAGATAATCGGTTTACATTCATTAAAGAAAACAGTAATTACTTGTTGTTCCTCTTGGTTTTTTTGATTAAAAACTGATTCGTTTTTAATCTCTTTAATGGTAACTACTTTATCAATAGTTTTGCCGTTTGCATCCATTAAATCCCACCCTCCTAAATAATTCGGGTTTCTCAGCTTGTCGATGTGCGTTTTTGTTTCCATCTTTTTATATAGTTTTAAATTAATTCTTTTGCGATTGGGGGTTAGCTAATTTACAATTTTCCATCCACTTGACCAAACAATTCAATAGCTATTTTAACCTCTCGACTGCTGGCGTTGGATTTGTCGTTTAAATAATCTTTACCGAATGTTTGTAGTTGATAAAGATAAATTCCTATTTGTTCTCGAATGTGTTTCTGTACTAAAATATTGCATAGAAACGGGGTTCTTTTAACCAAGTCTTGATAAATGGTTGTTGATTGTATTTGTTCGGCTGTTGGTGTCATAAGTTTGGTTTTAAATGCCATACTCCAAATATTTCGTCGTTTTTAGCATAGTGTATAGGATTATTTTCTTTGATTAATTCTACTTGTTCACGGCTGTAATAAACTTGATTTTGACGACCTCTTTTAAAGGGTACAATTCCAAGATTTTTAATAACATACTTTACTTTTGTTTTTGATATAAACAGCAACTCTACTATATCTTCAATTAGTAATGCGTCACTTTCCATACAGCCTACTCACTTTCTCGCCAATAATAGCGTAATTGCTCTCCTTATCCAAAATAGCCTTTACTTCTTTGCCTAATTGGGCATAGACTACATCGTTTGTAACTATTTCGGCTAATTGTCCGTTCATTTCAATCACAATGAAAATACCTTTGTTTCTATCGTGAAAACCCCAAACAGTTGTTATGCTTCCGTTAACTATGTGATTATCCCTTAATGATAGTTCGTGGTGGTAAAATATTGATTTCGTTTTGTATCTCAAACACTCAACAGTACACCCGTTTGGAAAGTGTTGTAATATATCGTTGCGTTTCATTTTAAAATAGTTTTTGTTGTGATACGTGGTTTTGCACTCGCTTTACTCCAGCGTCGAAATATTCTTTATCAAGTTCGCAAATATCCAAGCCAAAGCCGTAATCGTGGCAAGCAATAGCGATACTCATTGAACCTCCGTGAGTGTCAAGGATTTTGTCGCCTTTAACTGCATAATTTTCAAGTAGCCAACGATATAGTTTTTCGGGTTTTTGTGTTGGGTGTATGCTTCCGCCTTTTTGAGCGATTAAACCCCTATTTATGTTTATTTGTCTCGTTGCTTTTTGAAAACTACTATAAGCAATTTCACCATCACTCATACTCAATCCGTCTTGACCTTTATACCAAAATATCCAACCCATCGAACTATTATTTAAGTGCTCAACGAAATAATTTGCACCCCATATAATTTGATTTTTACTAACCCTAAACAACTCGTTGAAATATTCTTTTGTTGGAATATCGTTGTCCCAATTCTTTTTTGCGTGAGATTTACGTTTATGTTTTGGATTTTTAGTAAACGTTTCAGTTTGTCCGCCTCTATCAATCCCGTAAGGAGGGTCAACAATAGCCAAATCATAAAAACCATCAGCAATAGTTTTCATAAACTCCAAGTTATCACAATTAAAAGCCGTTATTTTGTCTGTTATTTTTATTTGATTCATCTCGTTTCAGTCATTTCGTTAACAATGTAGCTTGCGGTAATTAAAACCAAAGAAACAATCCAAGTAAATACAAAAGGATAAAAATATTGGTTTATTTGTGGTAATAAATAGGCTAATATTGCGCCTATTATCGACAACGGAAATAGTATAAAAGTTGATACTCGTAATACTATTAAACTGATTTTGTTTAGGGTTTTCATTGTTGTATAGGTTTTTCAAATATTGGGTCTTTAACATCAATTTTATAAACATTTTTACGTTTGGGATTGAAATAGTTTTCAATCAATTCCAATTCGTTAAATGCTTTAATGTGTCGGTCGTTTAATTCGCTTCTAAACGCTTCGTTGTACTTTTGGTTAATAGCTATTGACTGCGCTAAAGTTT